CGTTGCCTTTCGAATCGACCAACTGCAGCTCAAAATGGCGCATCCAGTTCTGTGACATGATTACTCCGTTACCACGTAGAGGTGACTGTTTATTCCTAGATCGCTTTCGGTGGGGTTGTCATTAGCCGCGTTATCGCAGCCGACATAAAGCGAAAAGTCCAGCCCGAGATAGCGGTATTGCGCCAGCAGGTCAGCGCCGGTGATCAGGGGTACACCCTTAATCAGGTCGGCGCCGATGCTATCCATGATATCGAGGCACCAGAACGCGGAACGCCAGGTAACAGCCATTTGATAGCTCTGGCCAGCCAGCGCAATAGCGAACTGTTGATTGTCTGGTGACAGCGGGATTTCTGAAACGGCCATTTACCCTCCTGTGAAGAAACTTACACCGCGGCTTAGCAATGACTCATTTTTAGGCGTTGGCGTTTTCACACCTGAGTTTTGGACCGCTGAGGTATTAGCCCCCAGTTTCATGTCGGCCTTTGCCGCTACCTGAGTCGTGGTCGTGCTGGTGATAATTACCTCACGAAGCGTGAGCACTGCCGACAGAACATTTTCTGACGTCCTGTCGGTGGTGACCTCCAGAGCGCGGATAAGCATGTTGGTGTAAATCCGCTTACCGGTCACCACATCAAAAGGCACCCTGCTGTTTTGCAGGTCCAGCAGTTCCTGATACGTTTCTTTCGGGCTTAGCCCTGCGCTCAACCCAATAGAGGTTGTATCAAGAAAGTCGAGCAGCGACCCGCCGCCGGCAAAACCGACCTGCATAACCACTTCAGACGGGCGCCGGTAGGCATGGTCAGAAATTGCAGCACCGACCTCTACCGGGTGCTCGGTAATCTCCAGCGTGTCATTGTGCTTTTCAGAAATGACGACGCTGGGAACTATTAGCCCGATCCGTCTGGTCTGTTGCTGGAACAGCGTAGAGAGAATATCCATCAGCCGGCCCCACTCTGGTTAACCCGTAGCACCCTGGCGTTCGCTTCAAGTTGGCGGCGTCCGACTTCCTGGCCGACTTCCTGCGCATTTGCGCCATAGATATTGTAGGTATTCTGCTGCTGAACCTGTGCGCCGGCCGCCTGATGAGCTAGCGGGCTGTTCCAGTTAGAATAGCCCTCCTTGCGGGCCATAGACTGCATCAGTGCACCCATCGTGTTCGGGTCGGACAGGTTCAACGCTGCCGTAGGAGATACGCCCATCCACCCGGCGACCTGTCTGGCATACTGCTGCGGGTCGTTATTGTCGCCCGCGGGCGCCCAAGTGCTGACGATATCCATGATGGTCTGTAGGCGGCGGCCAGTCGTTTTCCCTGTGAAGTAGCGCATCAGTTGGTTTTTCATCGCCGCCCAGCCTTCCAGCGCTGATCCGAACGCACGGAAGCCGCCACCGCCGACAGGACGAATGTTTCCAGGGTTGTTGTTGCGATCAGCAAGCGTTTTCTGCTCATGCTGATACCAGCCGCCATCACTGAAGCGGGTTTTAACCTCTTCCCAGAAGCCCAACACCTTACCTCGCGCGTTGACGGCACTACTGGTTACTCCTGGCAACACATCAGGCTGATCGCTCCCTTGCTTGAGCAGAGCCTTGCCGATGCTTGCGGCATCAGACCAGCGACCATCTTTGATGGCGTTAAGCAGGTCACCAATCATGCTCAGCATTTTGCTGAACTCGCCCATCTGGGTAATGAAGTTGCTGAAATCCCACTTCAAAGACCAGGATTTGGGGTCGATGTTTAGCAGTTTCGCCAGCGCTTTCCCGAGGTCAAAAACCGTTTGTTTCAGGTCGCCGACCATTTTCAGCGCTGCGTCTACTTCAGGCTTCCATTTACCCCAGTCGATCAGGCTTTTGCCGCCCTCTTTCCACGTCTGGTAATCCTCCCATAGCAACGCTATGGCAGCCGCAAGACCAAGCACCCACGTGATAGGAGAAGCGAGCATTGCGCGGTTCAGCAGCCACCACGCAGCAGTAAGCGCACCAAGCAGCTCTATCAGCTCCTGAGATTGTTTATCGAGAGAATCCCACCAATTGCTGATACCCTCTCCTAACTGGATAAGACGGTAAATAACCCTCCCAACCATTTCACCAGCCCAGAGGATGCTCTTAACCGTCGAGGTGATCGCCCCTTCTATTTTCGGGAAGTTATCCAGAATCTGGCGCCGCAGGCGGTCCAGCGAGCCCGCCAGACCATCGGCAAGAGTGGATCCGATTTTGTCCCGCGCCATACCGGCCATCAGCCCGAAGGAACGCAGCGAGGTCATGAACTTGTTTGAGCTTACGGCGGCCACGTCAGCGTTATAGCCGATCGCCTTCGCCATTGCGGTATATTCGGCGCTGAACTGGCCGATACCGCGACGCATTGCCATCAGGGTGTTTTCATCAATACCCAGCATCTGCGCGTACTGATTAGCGCGATAGTAAGGCATGCTGCTGAGACGCTGGCCGACGCCGGTAAAGATCGTCGCCATATCCCGCATATTTCCTTTAGCATCGCGGGTCTGAACACCCAGACGATTAAGGAACCCCTCGGCGCCAGGGTTATTACGCACGAACCGTGACAGGTTTTCCAGCGAGCCGCGGGCAGCATCCACACTGCCGCCCATCTGACTGACTGCATAACCTATCTGTTTGATGCCCTGGACCGTTGCGCCTGTGCGCTGAGAGGCCCAATACAGATTATCAAGGCTGCTGGCGATTTTGGCGGTAAACGCCACCACGGACGCTGCGGCCAGCTCTACTTTTGCTCCCAGCTCGATCGCCTTAAGCGTCGTCCCTGCAACCACAGCATCAAATTTTCTGGCGCCGGCCTCGTCCACTTTAAACCCAAGCGAGATCAGAAAGTCCTTGAGCGTTTCAGCGTTCATTGTCCTCTCTCCATTTCGCTATGCGGTACTCGTTATCGGCTTTTAGGTCAAGCCAGTCATTCATGCGGGCAACATCGGCCAGGTCGACCGAGCCGTCTTTAAGTGCGGTGTAAGTGATGTACCCGGCATCCACCGGGCGCATCAGGAAGCTTTCACCTTCAGGAAGAGTTTCCAGCGTCAGGCCACTGGCGGGGTGGGCGTCTCGCTGGCGGGGAGTTCTTTCAAAAAATTTCCAAGACTATCGGCGACCACCCGCGCCACCAGCTGCAGCATGGTAAACAGGTCCGTATCGTCGAACATCAGTACGCCCTGATCGAACACCTTCGTCCAGCCCTTTTCGTGCTGGCGGGAAACGACGCTCAGGCACGGATAAATCACCGCGTTAACGTCCTCGTCCGGCAGCGCTGCCAGCGTGTCAGCAATTTTCGGCAGTACGCTTTCCAGCACTGCACCAGAGTTACCCGCAGCGGCCTGCGCTTTCAGCGTGGAAAATTCACTAACGAGCCCGGCCAGCACCGGCAGCAGCTTACGGCTGACCTTCAGTTGCTGGAATACGTCAAGTTTGGCAGTTCGGTAATTAATGCCTTTGATTTCAAATTCCATCTGTTAAAACTCCCCCAGCAGTTGGTCAATCTTGATGCAGTCAAACACCCACGACACCGTGTTGCCGACTTTTGCGTTGGCGTGATCCGGTTGTTTCTGAAAGGCACAGCCTCGGGCAGTGGTGATATCACCAGATGCTTTATTTCGTACAACGATGACGTTGTTACCCCAGGTGGCTGAAGACTGGCTCTGTGCGTTGTACATCAGGGACAGTTTTTTGTTGACCGGGGATGTTTTCAGGAGAGTAACGGTGATCGTGCCGCTTTTCCCCCCGTGTAGGCTGTGCATGCCCTCACCATCAGCACCGATAGTCATGGTATTTTTCGCTTCAGCCATCGCGACGGTAATACCTTCCTCGGAGTTCGCAGAGCCGTAGCCCAGATCAATACTGCCTGTCGGACCGGTAAGGGACGCCGAGATATCAATAAAACTGTAAGTGTTTCCCATTTAGTTCCCCTTAACGAACCACGTTGATCTGTACGTCGCCATAGTGAATGGCACCCGCCAGCTTAATCGCCGCCTGAATCACCGGCGACTTACGCGCTTCCCTGTCGGATTGCGCCTGGTTGGCTACCGCGTCGGCGTAGACGTAGTAACCCTTGGTCAGGGTATCGCCGGATTCAATCTGGCCAATCGGGCCACCGTTCCAGACACCCGGAGCAATGAGGCCGTTATTTACCGCCTGATCCAGTGAGGCTTCGACGTTGGCCATTAACCGGGTTACACCCGCGTCGGTCTGCGGAATTTTTGTGGTCGAGGTGTACAGCAGGTTGTAGAGATTGGTCTGAACGTAGTTCTGCAGCCAGTCCAGGCCATGCCGCTCATCAAAGAAATCACCGTTCGCCATCACGCCCTGCTGGATAATCGCCGTATCGTTGGCGTAGTAGACGTAGACGTTACCGTTAATGGCATCAATGGCTGCGGCCTGTGCGGTTGTCAGCGTCTCGTAGGTAATACCCGGCTCAGTTTTAAACTTCAGGGTGATGGTGGTATTGCTGCCGGTGAAATTCACCGTGAACGCGCGGCCAAAGGCCGAGATAGCGGCGTATTTGCTGCTGGAACTGTACTGCCAGAATGTACGGGCATAGCCAGCGGCTTTCAGTTTGTAGCCGATATTGTCGGTATTGCCGGCCACCAGCACATTCACATCAGCAGTGGTAACGGCCAGAATGCGGCTTAAGCTGGATGCCTCAATAGCGGCAGCAACGGAAATCACATCAGCCTCAACCAGATCGGCGCTGTCTGCAATTGCCAGCCCGTACCAGTTGGTATACTGAAGGCAGGCATTAACCGCCTGCGGCATGGTTTCCACCGCTCCCGCTTCACCTTCCGCCAGCGTCTTCGCCCAGCGACCGATATAGACCAGCGTGGGTTTTGGTGACTGTGAAAAGAAGATGGTCGCCGCTTCGTATTCCGGTGAGTCAACGCCAAAATCATCGCCGATATCTTCAATGGCCGAATACTGGCGAATGCGCTCAGTCACCGGAATAACGGTAGAGGTTCCCAGGATAAGGAGCGCACCGAAGTTACGCCCCGTTGCCGCAACGGCTGACATAATGACGTCAACATTCACGACATTGGAAACAGGTAAGCCCTGTGCCATGTTTTAATCTCCAAAGAATTGAACTGGCGCATCGACCAGCGATTGAATGCCGTACTGGCGGGTAATTTTTCGACGCAGGTCAACGCTGATATCGTAGCGACGTACCCACTGGTTATTGATGAGTTCGGGAAGGTTGAGGATCCGCCCCTGCTGCATAAACGTCAGCCCGGAGCGGTTAAGTTCTTCGTTGTTTTGCGCCACCAGCAGCCCGTCACGAAAGCGCGTGGCTGTTGCCAGTCCCTGAGGACCGTAGAAACACAGAATCAGGCTGATAGTCTCATGCGACCACTGAGCGGTGTTCTCTTCGCCCTGCACATATGCGGGGTTAAAGTCTTCCTGAATACCGGTAATGCCGAATGCACACCAGGTGGTGCCGTTTTTGGGTATCTGCTTTTGTGGGTCGGTCCAGCGTGGATAAACCAGTGTGGCATCCAGCCCGGTAACGCCCCGTATCCAGCGACTAATTAGCCGTTCCAGATCTTCATCGTAGGGCGGCGAATCCCCGACAGGCGTCAAGTACCCCGCCGTTGTGCTGTCGTTACTCAATTGGCGTTCCCCCGTCGAATTCCAGCAGCTCGCAATGTGCCTGGACAAACCCGGCACCGTACGCCGTATACGGATCGACAAACGTCACACGGTAGTCACGCCCGCGGTAGGTTACGATATCGGCATCTAATCCGGGTTGCCCCTGGGTCAACCTGAACTGAGTAGCAATAAAGATGGCGCCGTTGATGTTCTGTCCGGCGGCCATGCGTTTTGCTTCCAGAGAGCGGTCAACGGTCACCACCCCGGAGAACGGGATATCCTGAGGTGTGTTAATGGGGAAGTTATCCTCATCGACCGTCTGCGTCTGCCGGTGACATACCAGTGTCAGATCGACAAAATCAGGGTCCAGCAGAACCTCTGTCACATCGAGAAAGGGCATTATTTTTTCCTCACGACGTAGGTGATCGATTCCATCATTTTGTGAGTGTCATACAGCGGCTTGAAGTCCTGCCCCTTCCTCCGCCTCTTGGCCTTCGTTTTCTCTGACAGGGGAGCTAGTCGATCACCGTCACCAATAACCGCCTTCGCCGCATCGCGGGCAATCTGTCCTGCGGCTTCAAGGTGCTGCTCCGCCATTGCTGCGTTACCCTCAAGGGCAGCCTGAGCCGCAAGCTTTAACCGCTCTGTGGTTTTGTCCCGTGAATCTTCTATACCCATGTCGAGAAACGGCCTTGGCGGAAGAGTTACGGTTTCGCCGTCGATCTCCACGGTCGCGCCAGTAGATTGCAGGTAGCCAATTTCAGCGTTGCTCAGTGGCGAATCTTCACGCGGTGGACCCGCAGGAATACCCACCAGCACATCAGTACCGGAAAGCTTATTCAGCGCATCCAGAACATCGGCGTAATTGTCTAAGCGAACCGTTAGCCCGGACTTCATAGCAGTTGTCTGCCGCCGGCGCCGAACATCGACCACCACCAGAAGAACTCACGGCCGTAGCCGGTATTGTTCCAGAACCCCGCATCAGGATTAATAATGCCCGAGACGTCGTAACTGGCGCTGACCTTATCGACAGATTTGGAAGTCAGCACGCCCCCACCAGCCGAGTTCACTCCGCCGCCGAAAGCCGCCGTCGCAATAGCCCGCCCGCGCAGCTCGGTGTAGTGCGCAACGAAAAGCTCAGCCAGATAAACGAACTGGTCGCCCAGCACGTCCTGATTGAGGATGGCATCAGCCTGCCCCAGATAAAAAGCCACTGCAGGGTCAGGATAGCGAGTGGTGTCGGAGAATTCGGGGAAGTCGGTGCGGAACTGTTCTTTAGTCGGAAGCCTGCTGTTTTTTGGCATTGCCTTTCCCCTGCTTTTCATCGCTGGTAACAGGATTTTCATTAGCAGCCTTAAGGTCAGCGATTTCTTTATCCTTTTCTGCAATCTGCGTTAACAGCGAAGCATTAGTGCTTTCCAGAGAGGCGACATAGGCTTTGAGGTCAGCGTTAGCTGCTTCAAGCTGCTCCGCCTCAGCGTCGTCAATCTGCTTTGCATAAGCTTCAAAAGCCCAGTGAGATTTAACGCTATCCGGGAAGTCAGCGCCGCTATGAACGCCTTTAGTAATTTCAAATTTAGAACCATCCGCAAGGCTTAACGTCGCGGCAGCAGTTACGAGATACTTCATGTGATTACTCCATGAGAAGGCGAGGTTTCCCTCGCCCGCAGTGGTTATCAGGATGCCGGAACGTCCAGGTAAGAGAGCGTATTGGAATACGGCACTTCAACCTGCCCCAGTTTTCCGTAGTACACGGTCAGTTGCTGCATGCTGCGATACTCCAGCGGCGTATTCAACAGCGGTACCATCGGGAAGCGGATGTATTTTTCGTCCTGGGTGTAGGCGACGATGCGGTGGGAACCGCCGGCACCACGCTTTGACGCCCACTTAATGGAGACGATCTCCAGTGGTTCGCCGTTTTCCTGAAATGCGATGCTGTTGATTTTCACGTACTCCAACACGGAGATGTTACCCGCAGAGGAAACTTTTTTGATGGTCAGCAAGCCAAACAGCTCCGGCGCAAGGCCGATTTTTGCAGGGCATACCGCATAACCGGAGCGCATCCACACATCGGTCAGCAGCAGGTTAATGTCCTGCAGGATGACGTCTGGATCGGTTGTAGCGGTCCACGCTGCGGCAGCAGCCAGTGGTGTGATATCAGGCAGGTTGAGCATACCCGCCACGCCCAAACCAGAGTCACCGATATAAACCTGCTCGTCGGTATCCATGTTCCATTTCAGCTTCATCGCTTCATACTTCTGGGTGTCGATAGGACGCCCCAGTTTCTGTGCGGATGCCAGTTCAAGGACAGTCCATGATACCTCCGTCGCCCACGGCGTGAGGTTGTTACGCGTCGGTTCAATATTCAGTTCCGGGCCAGGCGTTGCCGTACCCTTCTTACCCATCCAGTTTTTACCCATCGGATTTGGGCCACCAACACTGGAGAAATCGGTATTGGTAAAGGATGATACTTCGTCCGCGATGGAGATATCGCTACGCAGTGGCATATCGCGGGTCCACTTAACGGACACCAGCGGCATGTTCAGCGTCTGATCCATGCGCTCCAGCTCACCGACAACAAAAGCGCCGGTAGAGTCGATGGTCGCTCTGTCAACTGTAAACATTCATTATTCCTCAGATGTTAAATGCAATTTCGATACGGCCGTCGGCTTCGCCTGGCCCCATAACCTCTGCATTCGTCAGCTGAGGTGTGTTTTCTGCGATAGCATCCGGCGTCAGCACAAACGAACCTACAGGGCTTGCGGTTGTGCCTGCGGTCACGCGCACGTATACCGGATCACCTTTTTTCGCCGTAGCCGCATTGCCTGCCGTCGCCTTAACGCAGATGTATCCGCGCTTCAGGTTGTCGCCGACCTGATTAGCCGTAATACCGAGATAAGCCAGATCGGGAGCTGAGGTGATCGGGAACGGTCGAACAAAAATCCCTTTCACTTTGTCGATAGTGTCGCCGTCGACCAGCGGAACGAATTGATCGTTAACGTATTTACCCGGCAGGCCATAGGTTGAAAATAAGTTGGTGTGGTCCAGCGTGACCGGCTCAATAGTCAGATCTCGCGGGCGCGTTACTGCACCGACAAACCCAAGGGGCATGCGGGTTAAATATGCATTTCCAGCCATGTTGAATTACCTTATTTGCGCTTGTTCCAGAAATCGGCGTTGATCTTGTTCAGTTCAGCCGGGGACATGTGTTTAGTGCTGGGGTTGCTGTCTGTGGTGCGAACACCGTTATTTAGAGGCAGCAGGTGGTTTTTTGCCTTATTGATTTCGACAGCGGCCTTAAATACCGCGTCCACGGTAGCTTTCGGGGCCTTGTTGAAGTCTTCCACGCCAAACGCTTTCAGGCTGTCGCCGGTACGCATGGCATGACTCAGAACCTGACGCTTGAGGCCCTTATCGCCGGTAGGCTGGAAGCCGGGAGCGATGATTTCAGCATCAGCGATGATGTTGCGCTTAAACGCCGCATCGCCTGTCACCTTCTTATCTTCTTCCGCGTCTTCGTCACCGGTCGGGGTGTCGCCCGGATCCGGGTCAGCGTCGGTGGTCTTACCTTCCAGTGCGTCGATCCGGACAATCAGCGCCTGCGCCCACTCGGGCACGCCTTCATCTCCGGTTTTCTCTTTATCCGGGTTGTCGTCAGGCGTTTCGTCTGTGGTCGTCCGGTTTTCGGTCGGCAGCGCGGTAGCCTGTGACGGCACGTTGATGTTGATAGTCTGACCGGGGATTGAGCCCATGCCATCAGACGGCATGTCCGGCGCTTCGTCGATGAGCTTCGCTAAAGCGTCCTCATCTTTCGTCTTAATGGCCTTAGCCAAGTTTTTAAACCATGACATTATTGGCTTTTCCTTTCTTAACGTTGATGGGACAGAATCCCCGATTGCACAGCGGCCGCCAGCCCGCCCCCGGTCAATGCCGACGGCAAGATGGTTTCCGGTGATTTGGTATTGCTTCCCCTTACCCGGGGAGAGCTGTTTGTATTTGGCGTCGTAGCCACAACTGACGTCGGTGTAACCTTCCTGAATGACGTCGATAGCCTCCTGACGTTTCACCAGCACATCAGCAATCAGCAGGTCCGATTTATCGCCGGTACCGCGGCGAACGTTCTGAATGTGTCCGTGGGCCAGTTCGGAATAGTTGGAAGGGTTTACAAAGACGATTTCACCGTTCTCCCCCTCCGGATGTTCCAGGGTGACGGCAACGCCTTCAAAACTCGCCATTGTTTCAGTGGAGAAAACCTCATCCTCTGTACGCCACACCGTCACAGTACCGGTTAGCGGATCAGGCTGAAGGTCCACCTCTTCCGGCAGATAGATTTGTGTGCCGGTCCTGGCGATCGGAACGTCTTTGCACAACAGCGAACCATCGGCCTGCAGGTAGCGAGTTTCCCCCAGTCGGGCGGTAAAGTAATATTTCATGGTGCCTCGCTAAATGAGCGCGGGGTCGGAGTTTCGAATGAACTCACGTAGCAGCGCCTTAACCTGGCGGACGTTACCGCGACCTGTGGCTTTTAACTCTGAGAGCTCGCCAATGGCGCGGTAACGCGCGGTGATGCCGCCCATCGATATTTCGATAACTTTGCGGTCGCCGGCTCGCTTTGATTCGATATGGACCTTTTTCATTCTCACCTCTTCGGGCAACAAAAAAGGCCGCTCAGTGGCGACCTTCAGGAAAGGGATAATTGTTCAAAATAGCGGGCTATTTAACATAATGACCGTTACCCGCACCACGGGATCGGCACTCACCACTGATTCAGCTCGAAACGCCAGTTTATGTGGGTTAGCTGGCTAAAAGTGGCAAAAATCGAGTGAATAAATCGTGCATAAAACGGGGTCAAAAATGCATAGGTTTTTTAACCTGCGTAATGCTTGTTTTCCGCAATTTAGCCCATCAGCTTTTTGTAGGCGTCGGCCGCTTCCTGCGGCGTCATTGCCAAGGTCTCTGTTTTAACTGGCCCGCCACCCGGCCCACTAACTTCTGATTTCTTCGGCGCTTCCCAACCCTGCATTTCTGCCAGTTGCTTAATAGCCGCTTTCGGATCGTGCATCTTCAATTTGATACCGTCTTTGCCGGTAGTCAGTTCGGCGATAGCGCTCATCGCGTCGGGGTCCTGCAGGGTGGAGTTCCTGAAGCTCCAGACAGCCTGATAGACCGGCTGGCCGTCTTCATCTTCGCCAACAACGCTGTTACTGAACTCGGCTATGTCAGTGATGGAAGTTCGCCCCATTTTAGATAGCCGCTTCAGGGCTTCTTCGCGGGTCATGATTGCCTCGTCGACAATCTCGCCCTGCACTGATTTGAGAAAGGCTTGCACACCAAGATTTGTAAAGATCTGACTCGCTGAGTTGCGGATAGCTTCTGGCGTCTTAGCCTTCCCCTTCGCTGCTTTATATGCGTCGGTCTGGTTCTTACCTTTAATGATGGCCAGGGCGAATCTTTTTTGTAGCGGAGTCAGCACATCGAAAAGCTTCTGCTGCTCTGCCGTGAGCTTTTTCGACGCCATACAGAATATTCCTCTGGGTTGCTCGAATACTTACCGGGGAATTTTTTGATCGGTAAGTTGTGAAACTTATATAAAAATCTGTAAATGGCGCTTTTCAGACACCATTTGCAGAACTTTATAATTACACCCGCTTGCCAATTGCAGGGCTAATCCGGATACACTTCTTAGTGAGCCAGCCCCAGCGCAAAAGCACTGAAAGGATGAGCAGCGGCTTCATGTATGGGCGAAACGTAATTTACGCCGTCAGAATTCCAATGGTGCGCATATGGCTTGCCTCGTTGTGACATTATCGAGCCACCTCTTGAAGTGGCTCTGTAATGCCCGGTCAGTCCTTAATGAACTCTTCCGTATGGACGCCAATTTCTCCGGTGAGCAGCGTGGCGTTGGTCACATCAATGATTACAGAGGTGTGAGGGTTGGCGTTTTCGTTAAGCCATTTGATTACCGGCTTCACCACGTCTTCGAAGGAGGAACTGCGAGCCTTATTAACGTCGGAAACGTGGCACTCGACAAGGCATTGGCCTTTATCGGCAAAGCAGTTTACGCAGGAGTGATCGTGGATTTTCTCAGGGGCGCCATCCTTTTCGTCGCCATCATCTTCACACACTGGAAAGCAACGCACTATGTCAATGAGGTGGTCCCTGATAATCTGGGTCTCCAGCGAGTCAGGAGCTGTAAATAGCTCAATACTTAACCCGGTGCCGAGCTTAATGTTTGGCTTTTCTTTTGAGTAACCAACAAATACCAAGGTTTCAATGGGCTTACGGTCATTAATAATGGAGGAAGGTTGGCTAATACGAAAAAGAAGCACCTGCCAATATTTGATAACTTTCATGCTGTTTTCCTTTAGGTGTGAGCCTGTCGTACAGGAGCGCCGCCCGAGAGAGGTCGCCACCTTTAACGGCGTTCCTCAGGCTCACGACTGAAAGACTCTCGATGGTTTGCGTGTACGATACGCATTAAAAAGCCCCGCTATTGCGAGGCTCGTTTTTTCTCTGCTTGCCTGATATCCGCCTTATCACGGTTGCACTGCCCCAGCGCTGATAGCAGGCTGACGTTTAAATCAAGGCTCTGGCCCCACGTCAGGTTGTCAGGGATTTCTGGCTGAGGAGTTTCAGCTGTCAGGCTGGCCGGTAACGGGACCGACGGCACCTTGACGTAAACCGTTCGCGAATTGTTGCAACCGCTTAACTGCGCCAGCAGGCACAGGCCGATTAGTGCAATCATCATTCGCAACAGCAACCCTGATATCAGCCGTGGCTCCCGATGCGTCCAGTGCGATCTGCTCTTTTGCATTTTTGTTAGCCTCGGCGATGGAGTTGAATATCGTCATGGTGGTCAGGACGTTGGAGGTGATGGCCTGAGCGCTGGTTACCTGCTGTTCGGCAGCATCTGCTCGGGTTTCCTGCTGACTTGCGGCGTTGTGGTAATGCATTGCCAGCCACCCAAGACAAACAATCAGACAGATAACCACTGCGCTGATAATGGCGGTTAAGCGGCTCATGACATGATTACTCCAACAGCCAGAAACCACGGCCACGCATCATTACCATTGAAGGCAAGAAACGCAGCGATGACGAAGCAAATCAGATTCATTTCTGCCCCCACAAACAAACCTCACGCTCAATCTCGCGGCGCGTTACCAGCCCCTTCCACTCCTTGCCGCCGGCATAGGTCCAGCGACGCAGCTGGTCACACGCGCCTTTCTGGTCGCCCTGGTTGATTTTGCGCAGCAGCGTAGAGGTCTGGAAATTACCAGC